GGCACCCTGGAGCTGCGCGAGGACGAAGTGGGATTGTTCACTTCCATCCAGCCGCCGGACACGCAATACGCGCGGGACCTGGCAGCCTCGATTGCGCGGCGGGACGTTTCGGAAATGAGCTTCGGTTTCGTGACCCAGGAAGATGAATGGAAGACGCTCAACGGGGTGCCGCACCGCACGCTGAAGAAGGTGGAGCTGTGGGACATCTCGCCGGTCACGTTTGCGGCGTATCCGCAGACGGACGTGGACGTGGCGCTGCGGTCGCTGGGGTGCGCGCTGGGGCGCGCGGTTGAAGGGGCACGGAAGCGGGGGGGCGGTATCCCGGCCGGGCTGGCGGCGGCAATCGCGGATGCGGAGCTGGTTCTGCGGCGAATACTTTCGGGCATCAGGAAACATCCCGGCGGCTGGTGAGCTGGCCGGATGGGCAAGGCTGCGCGGCTGGTGAGTCCGCGGCAAAAATTCAACGAAGGGGAAAACAATGAACTTGCAGCAACTGCGGGACGAAATAGGCACGTTGTGGGAGCAGGCCAAGGCCCTCAACGACAAGCGCCGGACGGAAAACCGGGAGTTCAGTGGGGAAGAGGAGCAGCAATGGCAGCGCCTCAACGCCGAGCTGAACGCACTGGAGAAGCGAATCAAGACCGAGGAAGAGGCGGAAGCGCTGGAGAAGAGGTTCGGCGCGCGCGTCAACCCCGGGGTGGGCAGGCCGGCCACGGGGCCGGACACAGCCGACCGCGCGGCCACGCAGCAGGAATACGCGGCAGCTTTCGACACCTGGCTGCGGTGGGGCGCGGAAGGGCTGGCGCCGGAGCATCGCACGCTGATCAACCCGCAGCGGTCGGAAGTCGCGCCGCGGCGCAGGATCGGCAACGCCACCGAGATCGAGGTGCGCATTGGCCGGCCGGTGCATTCGCCGGCATTCGAGCAGCGCGCGCAGGCGGTTGGCACCGGCGCGGCCGGCGGATTCACGGTCCCGGAAGGGTTCGTGAGCGCGCTGGAAGTTTCCCTGCTGGCGTTCGGCGGAATGCGGCAGGCTGCGCGCATCCTGCCGACCGAAAGCGGGAACGACCTGCCGTGGCCGACGTTGAACGACACGGCGCAGACCGGCGAGCTGCTCGCTGAAAACGTGGCGGCAGCGCAGCAGGACGTGACGTTCGGGCAAACCATCCTCAAGGCTTACAAGTACAGTTCCAAGGAAGTGCTGGTGAGCCGGGAACTGCTGGAAGACTCGGGCGTGGACATCGCTGCGGTGCTCGGGGCCGCGCTTGGCGAGCGCATCGGGCGCATCACCAACACGCACTTCACCACCGGCGACAACGCCTCCAAGCCGCAAGGCGCGGTGACGTATGCGGCGGCGGGGATCACCGCTGCGGTGGCCGGAGCCATCACCGTGGACGAGCTGATCTCGCTGTTCCACGAGGTTGACCCGGCGTACCGAAACGGTCCCAAGGTCGCGTTCATGTTCAGGGACTCGACCCTGGCAGCGCTCCGCAAACTGACCAAGGCCGACTGGGCCGGCGGGTCGCCCATCTGGCAGCCGGGCCTGACCGCGGACGCGCCGTCCACCATCCTGGCGAAACCGTACTTCATTAATCAGGACATGGCGGCGATTGCCACGGGCAACAAATCGGTGCTGTTCGGAGACTTCTCGAAGTACATCATCCGCGACGTGGCCAGCTTCCGGCTGCGCAGGCTGGAAGAGCGCTACGCCGAAAAGGACCAGGTGAGCTTCATCGCCTTCAGCCGGCACGACGGCCGGGTGCTGGACGCGGGCACCGACCCGATCAAGCGCCTGTTGCAACCGTAAAGTTGCGCTGGGTTCCGGGGGCGTCCGCCTCGGCGGACGCCCCCCTCCCGGACCAAAGGAGAAAAAACGAATGGGAATCGAACTCAACGCATTACTGAGCGGAGACCGCGTTAGCAACGCGGTGGCCGTGGGCACCACAGCCGTGAACTCTGCGGCCGTGGACACGGCGGGTTACGACGGAGTGCTGTTCCAGGTGTTGATGGGCACCATCACCGACGGCACGCCGAAAATCAAAGCGCAGCAGGACACCGCCTCGGGCATGGGCGCCGCAGCGGACCTGGCTGGCACCGGGATCACGCTGGCGGCCACCGATGACAACAAGGTGGTGTTCCTGGACATCCGGAAGCCGCTGGAACGCTACCTGCGCTGCGTGGTGGACCGCAGTGTGGGTGCGCCGGTTACCGGAGCGGTGATTGACGGCATCATGGCGTTCCCCTACGGGGGCGACAGGCCGTCGGTTCACACCGCCGACGTGGCCGGCAACGAAGTGCACGTAAGCCCGGCGGAAGGCACTGCCTGAAGCGCAGACAACCCAGGGCGGGCAGAGAAGGACCGCTGTCCGCCCCGTTTTTTTGAGGGGAACGGAAATGCGGATCAAATACCTGGCGTCGTTCGCCGGGCCGGGCACGTTCATCGCCTCCGGAGAGGTCCACGAAGTGGATGACGCCGAGGCTGGGCGTCTGATTGCCGCAGGGTTTGCAGAGGCCGCGGTCCCCGGCGTTGCGGAGATCGAGACCGCGGCGTTTGCCGGGGCCCCGGAAAACAGGTTGCGTGTTCCGAGAAAGCGCGGGCCGGCTGTTGCGCCGCGCGAGAAGGAATGAGCCGTGGACATTGCCGAGCCCTACGCGCTGGCGTATGACCTGAAGGAGTTCGCGGCGCCGGCGCTGGAACCGGTGACGCTGGCGGAGCTGAAGGGGCAGGCGCGTCTGGAGAGCGGGGAGACGGAACACGATGTGCTGCTCAACCGGCTGATCAAGGCGGTGCGCATTGCGGTGGAGAAGCAGACCAATCGCAGCCTGATCGAGACCACCTGGGATTATTTCCTGGAGAAATTTCCGGCCAGCGGGGCGATACGCCTGCCGAGGTCTCCGCTGATTTCCGTTACCTCGATCACCTACGTAGCCACGGACGGAACGGAAACGACGCTGGCCACGGCCGAATATGTGGCCAACGGCAACGCCGATCCGCCGGAAATTTTTCTGGCCTACAACAAAAGCTGGCCGGCGCTGCGGGAAACAGGAACGGCGAACCTGCCCAAGCCGCTGCGCGTGCGGTTTAAGGCTGGGTACGGAACAGATGGCAGCAGCGTGCCCGCGAATCTGAAAATACCCATCCTCATGCTGGCAGCGCATCTGTTCGAGCGCCGCGAAGCGTTCACCAGCGAAAACCTGGGCGAAGTGCAGATGGCCGTGCAGAGTTTCCTGAGCCAGGAACAGGTGAGCCATTGGTAGTGGAGGGGCAGATGGAAGCGGAAGCACTGGCGGAGTGCCAGAAATGCGGTGGGTGCGGGTGCCGGGTGAAGAGCTACGGGGATGGATGGAAGATTTCAACCCCGGCGGTAATTTGCGATGCGTGCCAGGGGACCGGAGTGGCCGCAAGGGCGGCGGCAACGGCCCATGCGGCGGAGTGGCGGTACGAATGCGCGCAATGCGGGCGCACGGACCCGGAGTGTGGGGACGGGCCGCTGAAAATGAGGGAATGCGGGAATTGCGGCGCATTGGTCTGCGAGCTGTGCGGCCCGGACCATGGCGGGGTGTGCGCGAAGGGAACCCATGTCGGTTGAGTTCCTGCTGACTGGAATACATGGTGCGGTGGCGCGGGCGGTGTATCGGCGGTACGCACGGACGTGCTGGCGTGAGGCGGATTTGGACTGGCGGGAACAGCCGACAGCGAATCAGGAATTGCTGCGGCGATGGCTGGCCCGGGCCTCGAAGGCCCTTCAGGAGTTCAGTTGAGCCGGGGAGAAGCGCTGGACGGAGTGGCGGACCGGCTGCACGAGTGGCTGCGGTCCGAAAACAACTGCTTGACTGGAGCGGCCCGGGGACGGAAATGCCTGCGCTGCCTGGCGATTGCCAGTTCATTGCTGGGAGTGCTGGAGACGGGGAAAGCAACGGCATTCAGCGAAGAGGCGCGGGAGATGGGATGCGCGTGCGGAGCGGGATGAGGCGCAGCGCAGACAAAACGGAAATGGCGACACCAAGCAAAACCGGACTGCTGGAGATCGTGGCCGCAGGGATACTGTGCCTGCTGGGCGCGGCTGCGGCGGAAGCGCAGACGGGAACGCTAGTCACCGGAACGTTCAAGCCGCCAACGGGGCAAACGCCGCAGGCCGCAGGAATCAGGAGCGTGACCATCGGGGCCACAGCCATGTGCGGGGAGCTGGCGTTCACCCCGTACGATTCCGCCGGGCGGCGGGTGCTGCGTCTGATTTTCGGCGCACAGACGTATTTCCCGCAGCCGGTGAAAGCCTGGGTGCGGTGCTCCGACGGCGTGCTGATGTACCTGGACGCTGTGGCCGGGACGGTTTCGGCGGGCGTGCGTCTGATCCCGAACATCAACTCGACGCCGACGGGGACAGTGTACCGGCTGGAAGGGAAGCTGTACGACGCGACGACCAGCACGGGCACGATTCTTCTGCCGGAGACCATCTACAGCGAGCAGAAAGTGGTGCCGGACCAGGCCAGCGTGGACTGGGGCACGATCGCCCCGGCCAGCCTGACGGTGACCTCGGTTAGTTACCAGTTGACGTTGAACGCCAGCGTGACAGGGTTCGAGGACTGGGGCGGAAGCGCGGCGCCAGCGAATCCCGCGAGCGGGACAGGGCGCGTGTTTTTCAATACCGCAACGGGAAAACTGGAATGCAAGGATTCGGCGGGCGCCAACTGCATGGCAGCGGGAAGCGGGTATCAGACCATCCAGGACGAAGGCACGGCGCTGACGGCGCGCACGACGCTGAATTTTATCGGCGCGGGGGTGAGTTGCGCGGACAACGCGGGCAGTTCGCGGACAGACTGCACCATTGCCGGCGGCGGCGGGTCACTGACGGTCGAGGAGCAGGACGGCGCGCCAAGCGTAGGCAGCGTGACCACGCTGCGATTCGACCAGGCCGACGGGCTGGTGGTGAGCACGCCGGGGGCAGGGATTGCCCGCGTGGACCTGGCCGCGATACCCGACGGGGCGCTGGCGTCGAATTACTCAGGCGTGGGGGCGTGCGCGGCGAACCAGTGGGCCTCGACCCTGAGCGACAACGCGGCGCCGGGATGCACGCAGCCGGGGTTTTCGAACCTGAGCGGGGCGGCGACGGACGCCCAGGTTCCGAACAACATCACGATTGCGACGCTGGACACCACGTTCGAGGTGCAGGACAACCTGGACAGCACGAAGATTTTGCAGCTGCAGCTCTCTTCGATTGCCACCGCGACCACGCGCACGTGGACGGCGCCAAACGCCAGCGGCGAGGTGACGCTGCTGGGACAGACGATAGAGGACCCGGAGCTGGCGTCGAATTACTCTGGCGTGGGGGCATGCGCGGCGAACCAATGGGCCTCGACGTTGAACGACAACGCCGCTCCAACGTGCACGCAGCCGGGGTTTTCGAACCTGAGCGGGAGTGCGACAAAAAGTCAGTTGCCCGCGGCGGTGGCCTACGAGGACGAAGCCAACATCTACACGGTGGCCGGCGCGGTTACGCTGGACAACCAGCTGGGGGTGCGGCTGCGGGAGGGCGACGCCGGCGGGGACGAGTACATCGAGCTGCGGGCGCCGGCGACGATTGCTGCCAGCCTGACTCTGACGCTGAACGTAACCGGGCAATGCACGGGCACGAACGGCGGGGCGCTGTCGATCAACGCCTCGAATGAGATTGTGTGCACCGATGACGACGGCGGGGCAGGCAGCGGGGACAACATATCCGTGAACGGGGTGGCGGCGACGAACGCGGATTTCGACGATGCCACGCCGGCGGCACCTGCGAACGCGGTGAACGTGAAATGGCAGAAAGACGCGCTGGACCCCACGAACATCTCAGCGCATCTGCTGCTGACCGACGTGGACGGGGCAGGGATCGGGGTATCGGGGACGGAGCTGGTGACGGCGTCGAGCGAGACCGGGTTCCTGGCCAGCGGGGCGCTGACCTGCGGGGCCAGCGCCGCGGGGAGGATGCAGGTACACACCACGGCATTGCAATACTGCGACAACGCGGGGACGCCCGCGCTGCAGTACGCGGCGTACGGGAATTCGAGCGGGGCGGCGACCACCGGGGATGCCGCCAGCGGTTTTTTCCCCGACGATTTGCCGGTAGCTGATGGGGGCACGGGGGCCAGCACGGCGGCGGCGGCGCGCGGGAACCTGGGCGTGCACTATGGCCTGGCGTATGGAATCGCGGCGTTCAGTCCCGCGGACGCGACCACCTACATCATCGGGAACCAGGCGGCGCCGGACAGCACCCCCGGAGATAACACCAAGCACCAGATTGCGGCGCCGATTGCGGGCACGGTGAAGAGGTTGTGCATCTCCGCGTATGTGGGCGGGACGCTGGGGAGCGGGGAGAGCGTGAGTTTTTTCGTGCGCAAGCTGGGGACCACAGACAGCACGGAAAGCGTAAGCGTCACGCTGAATGCGACCGAGGTGGCTATCGCCTGCGCAAACCTGACGACGACGTTCACGTTTGCCGAGGATGACAAATTCTCGATCAAGATGGTGTCGCCGACGTGGGTGACCAACCCCACGACCGTGCAACTGCGCTGGAGCATCAAGATTTTGCAGGATCAGTAGAGGAGCGGAATGAGACACCGGGGATGGATAGTGATAGCGGGTTTGCTGGCGCTGCTGGTGGCTGGGGAGGCGCAAGGCCAGGCACGGGCGCGCATCCAGAAGACCGCGGCCAGCCCGGTGAGCTGCACGGGTGCGGGCGCGCCGGACGCGGCGTGCACAGGCGCGGGGGACGTGGTAGTGCGCTGGGAAATCCGCGACGCCAACAACCAGGGGACGGTACTGACGAACGGGTACGAGCTGTTCCAGAATGCGTCGTCCGGGAAAAACGATCACCGCACGATCCGGGCGATCCTGGCTATGCGGCTGAACGAATACCTGGACCAGCAAAGCATCGTGGAACCAGCGGACGCGACCACGGCAGTGAGCGCGCAGGGCGCGAACAAACTCATGGCGGGGCCGACCAGCGGGAGCGCGATGGAACCTGCGTTCCGGAACGCAGTACTGGCGGACATCAGTGCGCTGGTGCTATCGACGCCGCGCAGCGAAACAAGTTTTGCGCGGCGGTGGTTTTACCTGGTGGATTCCGGCGCGGGGCTGAACGGGTTCGGGGCCGACGTGCAGACGGTGACAGGGACCGGCAGCGACATCGCGCCGGTTGACAGCGCGCCGTACGCGCGCAACGTGGCCAGCGCGAGCACCACCGGGAGCGATTTCGGGATTGTGGGGACGCAAGCCTGGCGGCATGACCGCACCGCGGGCGAGCGGCGAAACGTGTATTTCAAGGCAGTGGGGACGACCCAGGAAAGCGCCAGCATCCGGCACTGGTGGGGACTGACGGACCAGACCCTGGCGACGATGGCGGGGTCTGACAACCCTGCGGGAAACCATGCGGCGTTGCGGTTTTCATCGGCGGCGGGGGCGAACTGGAGCTGCGTAACAAAAAACGGCAGCACGCAAAACGTGGTGGATTCCGGGACCGCGTTTGCGGGGGGCACGTATTATGCGCTGGAGGTGATTTTTGACGACAGCGCGCCGAGCGTGACGTTCAAGATCAACGGCGCGAGCGTATGCGGCAGCCCGGTAACAGCCAGCCTGCCGGCCGACGGTACGAATCTGCGGTGGTGCGCGCCATGCGGGGAGACAACGGCGGCGGCAGCGAAGAACGCGCGGCTGGAACGGTTGTGGGTGGAGAGCCTGTTCTGAGGATGGACGATGGCCATCAAAGCGTTTTTCGGGAAAGAGACAATCACGGTGCAGCCGGACGGTTCGCCGCTGCTGCGGTACATGATCTCGATCCCCGGCGCCGGGACGCTGAGCATCGAAGTGCCGATCACGGATCTGTCGTCACTGTCGCAGGTGACGTTCGATTCGAATGTAGAGGACCGGGTGCGCACGGAAGTGGCTGCGGCGCTGGGCGTGCCGGTAGTGCTGGCCAACGAAGTGATCTGGGTGCGGTGAGGAAAGGCGTGGAGGGAACGATGAGACGCTACCGGTTATTTTTTGATGGCTGGCTGTGCGCGACGCTGGTGATCGGGGCAGGGATAGGGATCGGAAAAGCGCAGAATGCCGCGCCAACGCCAACGGCGGTCGCGGCGCCGGGCGTGCATTCGGCGGGCGCTTCGCCTCAGCACGGCCTGAAGGCCATTAAAGCGGACGAGGAAATCCAGGACTTGTTTCTGGACCGCGCGATTATCGGGGAGCTGATCAACCTTCTGGAAATGCAGAAGGGATCGGCGGTGATCCGCGTAAGCATCCGGGAACTGCGCGCCGCGGACAAGCGCAAGGCGGAAAAGATTGATGTCTGGCTGAAGGGGCACGGGGTGGGGAACCTGTGGACCTACAACCCGCGACTGGGACAGTTCGAGCCTCCGGCGCCGGCCCCGGGCGGGGATGGGCCGCCTGCCGTCCCCAAACCGGGAGGGGAAAAGGAATGACGCCGGAAGCATTCAGCGTGGAAATCCCGCTGTGGGCCTGCCTGGCGTATTACGTGGCGTGTTCTGCGATTGGGGCCATGCCGGCGCCGGAGGCCGGGGATTCTAAATTCTACCGCTGGCTGTTCGTATTCCTGAACGGCCTGGCAGCGAACGTGACCCGGGCGGGGATTGCGTTCCGTCCGCGCAACGGACCCGGGAATGGAAACGCGGCGGGCGGGCCAGCGACGAAACCATAGCAGTGAAAACCAAAAACCAAAAGGAGAAAAAGAAAGTGAGAAAACTTCTGTTGCGGGTGGCGGTGTTTGCGCTGTGCGCGCTGTGCCTGTTTCCGGGGGTGGTGGCGGCGCAGAACGCGGAACCGAATGCGGGGACGCGGGTGGAGATCGCGGGGAGCTACGACGTGAACGGAGACAGCGCGCAGCAGGCCACGGCGGCCGGGGTGCGCGTGGCGTTTACGGCCCGCTGGTCGGGGCAGTTCCGGGCCATTTTTGCGCCGAATGCGGGCAATGGCGGCGTGAATTACAACCTGGGAGAGGTGCAGTACGCGAGGAAGCTGAGCGATTTCGTGAAAGCGTCGAGCACGCAGTTCAATCCCGGGCGGTTCGAGGTATTCGCGTACGGCGGCGCCGGGGCAGCGCGGAACGCGATAGCGGCGGGGAACGCCAGCTTTGCGTGGTCCGTGGGCGGCGGGCTGAACCTGCGGATCAACGACAGCACGGTGCTGACGCTGGTGGAGTACAACTACATACGTTCGCGCGTGGAGAGAGCCGGCGTGGTGCTGTCGAGCAGCCACCAGATCACGCCGGGGCTGAGGCTGCGGTTCTAGGACCGAAGGTCTGTGGGCAGTGACACGGACGGGGCTGCGGGGAAACTTGCAGCCCCGAAATTTTTATGGGCGACGAGCCTACATTCGGCGGACATTCCGCCTCAGTGTTCCCTGATGGGAAACGGCGATGCGTGCTGGTGCACGGGGTAAACGTTCGGGACGGCGGGAGGGGCACCACCGACCGTCTGATCCCGTTCCTGGAAGCGGCCGGGCTGGACGTGTTGCAGTACGACTACGGGTGGACGTTCGTGCTGGGGGCACGGCTATGGAACGGGAGAAGGGCGCGGCGGGTGAGGGAACTGGCGGCCCATTCGGCGGACGGAGCGGTGGGGGTGGGGCATTCCAACGGCTGCGCAGTGTTGTGGGAGGCGTGCCGCAGGGGGGCTGAGTTCGGGAGCCTGGTGTTCATCAATCCGGCGCTGGACCGCAGGGCGGCTATTCCGCCGCAAGTGCATCAGGTGGACGTGTTCTGGACGGAGGACGATGTGCCTACGCGGATTTCGAGGTTCCTGCCGTGGAACATCTGGGGGGACATGGGCGCGCGGGGATATCGCGGGCAGGATGCGCGCGGGGTGAACTGGGATATGAAGCATGGGATACGGCAGAGAACGTTCGAGCCAGGCCGCGAGGTGGCCGGATTCCGCGCGGCGTACGCCGTCGAGGGCAGGAAACGGGCGCACAGCCGCGTATTCGACGCGGAAGCGCCGGGGTTCGAATTCTGGATGGCGACGATTGCGGCGGCGGCCGGGAACCCGTGGCGCGCGGCGACGCTGGCGGCCCATTCGGCTGACCCGCAGCCTCAGGGCGGCCTGAAGGCCGGGAGGGCGTAAATGGAGGCCGGGGAACTAAGATTCACGGTGGAGATCGAGCGGCTGGACGGGAACACGTGGTCGCCGTACGCGGTGATGTGGTGCGCCATCGAAACGCTGGACGAAGCGGAAGGGATACGGCAGTACGAGGTGCGGACGCGGTGGACGCAGCAGCTGTGGGAAATGGTTGGGCTGCGGCATCTGGACAAAGGGTTCCGGGTGGTCTGGGTGCACGCCGGGACCACGCTGTATCTGGAAGTGGATGGGATCGTGGATCAGGGCAACCGCAGGCGGGAACTGCGGCTGAGCTGCCACGAAATTATGCCTTGAGGAGAGAGTCATGAAAATCCGATTTCTGACCGACTGGGGACCGTACACCCAGGGCCAGGTGGTGGCGGTGGAGACGCTGGGACCGGGGGAGAAGCGCAAATCCGTGTTCCAGATCACGGAAGAAAAATCCGCGGCGCTGCTGCAAGGGCGGACGGCAGAGGAGTGCCGGGAAGGGGAATGAGGGATGCCGTTTGACATGGAGGTGCATGTTGAGGGGCTGGGGGAACTGGAAAACCGGCTGCGGCAACTGCCCGAAAAACTGGCGCAAAAGGTGCTGGTAAGCGCGGTGCGGGCCGGGGGCAGGGTGATCCAGAGGCAGGCGATTGCCAACGCGCAGGCCGCGTTCAAGCAGAAAACGGGGCGGCTGGCGAGGGGGATTCTGCTGGACACCAAGGTTATCGGGCGCGGCGTGAGGGGTGCGGTGGTGCGGGTACGCATCGGGCTGCGCACCAGGCCGGGGAACGAATCGCCGTGGTACGGGCGACTGCTGGAGAGCGGCTGGACGCACGTGGGGCGGGGGAAGAGGACGACTCTGGGCAGTCGGGTGCGGGGGTTGTTCGGCCGGCGAGGCCGCGGCGAGGCGCAGAAGCGCGGCAAAGGAAAAGCGATTGCCGGAAAGCAGTGGATGCTGCGGGCGTTCGAGCAAAAGGGACAAGAAGCGCTGCAAAAGATTACGGAAGCAATCCGTGCAGGGCTGGAGAGAATCGCAAATTAACAGAGGAGAAGAAACGCAATGGCCAACGTACTGATCGGAGCAGGAACAATATTCGAGTGGCACAACGGGACGGTGTTCCAGGTGGTGAGCGGGCTGCAACGCCTGGACCACAACCTGGGAGAGACCGAGGCGATTGATACCAGCCATTTCG